TACTGAAGCCTGGTGAAATGCATCCACCTCATACTCATTCTAATAATTTTTTAAGTGGTGTTTGGTATTTAGAATCAGATGGCAATGCTGGTATCTTTTTTAAAGACCCAAGAGGTGAAGCAGATATTATTGTTCCGAGAAAATCGGTAGTGCATACAGATAATTCAAATATTATATCTTTTGTTTCAACGACAAATAGAGCAATAATATTTCCTGCTTGGTTCCAACATTGGGTTCCAATCAATCACTCCAAGAAAAATCGTATAAGTATTTCTTGGAATATACAAATAAAAGGACAGTTAGGAGAACACCATGAGTTCCAATCAGCAAATTTCTGATTATATTTACTACTATCCACAAGTTTTAGATAGTAATATATGTAATAATATTGTAAATTATTTTGATAAAAATGCTAAATGGACAGCATCTACATTTTCAACAGCATATAAAAATACTGGTACATCACAAGTTGTAATGGATGAATATTGGATTAGATCCAAAGATGAACAGCATGGGAACTTGAAAATTGGATTTGAAAAAGCAGTTAATGATTATATTGGTGTTTATGATAAAATTAAAATACAAGCATATACTCAATTCAGAATCAATCGTTATGGTGCAGGTGGTTTTATGAATACTCATATTGATAATATCCATTATAGTCACGGACAACAACAAGGTTATCCACATCTTACATCTTTAATATTTTTAAATGATAGTTATGATGGTGGTGAGTTTGTTTTATGTGGTGAGCCTTTGGAAAAGAAACAAGGGTCCGCTGTTGTTTTTCCTTCTAACTTTATGTATCCACACGAAGTTAAAAAGGTAACAAAGGGTAAAAGATATAGTGTAATGACATGGATAATTTAAAATGGATACTATTATCATTGAAAAGAAAGATGATGTTTACCTTACGGTAGATTGTGATCCAAATATTCAAAGAGAAATTTCAGAATTTTTTACCTTTTATGTTCCTGGTTATAAGTTTATGCCGGCGTTCCGAACAAGAATGTGGGATGGAAAGATAAGATTATTTTCACAAAAATACAAAGAGATATATTTCGGACTCTATCCATATATTAAAGCGTTTGCGGAAGAGCGAGGCTATCATATAGTTTGTGGAAAGAATGTTGATATAGACAATAAAGTTAATAGGGAAGTTGTTACAAAGTTTTCCAATAGTTTAGGTCAAAAGTTTGAAGCAAGAGATTATCAGATAGACGCTATCTATCACAGTTTAAAATATAACCGAGCATTATTATTAAGTCCAACAGCAAGTGGTAAATCATTTATTATCTATGCTCTTATTAGATACTACACACATTTATTAAAAGATGAGCCAAACAATAGATGTTTGTTAATTGTTCCGACTACATCATTAGTAGAGCAAATGTATACCGATTTTAAATCATATGGTTGGGATGTAAAGAAAACTTGTCATAGGTTGTATAGTGGGTATTCTAATATAACAGATAAGAAAGTTTTAATATCTACTTGGCAAAGTTTATACCGATTAAAAACAGATTACTTTCAGCAGTTTGGTATTGTCTTTGGTGACGAAGCACACTTATTTAAATCAAAATCATTAACTACAATAATGACCAAACTAACAGATTGTAAATATAGAATTGGACTAACTGGAACTTTGGATGGGGCTCAAACTCACAAGTTAGTATTGGAAGGTTTGTTTGGTGCTGTTAATAAAGTTACATCAACAAAGAAACTAATAGATAAGAAACAACTATCTAATTTAACTGTCCGATGTTTAATTTTAAAGCATACAGACATAAATTGCCATGCGTTTCGGAATGCAAAGTATCAGGATGAGATAGATTATTTAGTGAGTAGTAGTTCACGAAATAACTTTATAAGACGCCTAGCGTTGAATTTAGAGGGGAATACACTATGTTTATTTCAATTAGTAGAGAAACATGGTAAGAACCTACACGAAATGATAAAAGAGAAAGCGGACAGTAATAGAAAGGTATTTTTTATTTACGGAGGAATTGAAGCGGATGAAAGAGAAAAAATCAGAGCAATTACGGAAAAGGAATCCAATGCTATTATTGTTGCCTCATATGGTACCTTTTCAACGGGTATCAATATTCGTAATTTACATAATATTATTTTTGCTAGTCCTAGTAAATCCAGGATAAGAAACTTACAAAGTATAGGTAGAGGTCTCCGATTGGGAGATAATAAAACTTCTGCTACTTTATATGATATAGCAGATGATTTAACATATAAATCAAAAGAAAACTTTACATTAAAGCATTTTCAAGAAAGAATAAACATTTATACAGAAGAAGAATTTGATTACGAAATACACAATATACAGTTGAAGGAATAGATAAATAGTAGTATGGAAACAATAAACGAACCAAATCATCCAACTGATTACAGAATAGCTAAGTTGATGGACGGAAGTCTAGTAATGGGAACTATTTCTGTTGACGACAATAATATGAGAATTGAAAATCCGTTAGAACTGACAACAATTCCTCGTATGACGGAGTTCGGCCTGAAAGAAGATACAACATTATCAAAATGGATTCCGTTCACTAGCGATAAGGAATTCGTTGTTACAAAAGACAAAGTTGTTGTTATATCTTTAGCAACTGTTGAATTAGCACATTTTTATGAGGTTGTGTTAAATAAAATGCAAACCGATTCTAAAAGAGCTAGGCCACCTTTAACACCAGAGGATATTGATAGAATATTAGATATTGCTGAAGAAATGGATTCAGAATTTATGAGAGATGATGAACCACACGATATGATTGGTGGACATACAATAGAATCAAAGACATTTCATTAATTTACTACATCTCTTTAGATAGCTCTATGGTCTCTCACCGCATCTACATATGCGATTATACACTACTTTTTAGAGCCTGTCAAGCGATTATTCCAAATAAATTATTTTGCCTATTTGCTTGACTTCCCACGACAAGTATAGTATAATAACTAAAAGATTAAAAAATATAATGAAAGGATAACAATATGGCAGAAGAAGAGGAAGTAAAACTAAAACCAAAACAGAAACCTCATTATGTAGATAATAAGAAGTTTTTGGTAGCGATGACTGAATATCGTGAGTTAAGAATTAAGGCAGAAGAAGAAGGTAAGAAACGACCTCAAGTTACTAATTATATAGGTGAATGTTATTTAAAGATTGCAAATCACTTATCATATCGACCTAATTTTATTAACTATACTTATAGAGATGATATGATTTCAGATGGTATAGAGAATTGTCTACAATACATGGACAACTTCGACCCAGCAAAGAGTAAGAATCCCTTTGCATATTTTACACAGATTATATACTATGCATTTATTCGTAGAATTCAAAAAGAGAAAAAGCAACAACAAGTCAAACAAAAAATGATTGCTAATTTCGGTACTGAACAAATGATGGACCAATTAGAAGGCGATGATACAGTATATCAAAGTCAAATGTTAGAGTTCTTGAGAAGAAATAGTAGAGAAGAACCAGAAGCAGACAAGAAGAAAGAAGTTAAAAAATAATTATATTATAAGGTAGGTATGAAAATAGCATTATTGAATGACACCCACTTCGGTGCCAGGAATGATAGTCTTATTTTTGATGATTATTTTCACAAGTTTTACAACGATATATTTTTTCCTTATCTAAAGGAACATAATATTAAAACGCTCATTCATCTAGGCGATGTTGTAGACAGAAGAAAGTTTATCAATTTTAGGATTGCACACAATTTTAGACACAAGTTTTTACAGCGCCTATGGGATGAAAAGATAGACACTCATATCCTTATCGGCAATCACGATATTTATTTCCGTAACACAAACAAAGTAAATGCAATAAAAGAATTATGCACAGCTTCTGATGGCGTCAATGAGCCGTGGATATATGAAGAAGCGAAAGTTACTAATTTTGGTGATATAGACATATTGATGGTACCGTGGATAAATCCAGAGAATGAATCCGAAACACTCGAACTGTTAAAAACAGCAGAAGCGGATATTTGTATAGGGCATTTTGATTTAAATAATTTTGCAATGAATGATGCAATGAAGCAGACAAACGGATATGATAAGAGCATTGTTAAAAGATTTGAGAAAGTATATAGTGGACATTTCCACCACAAGAGCGATGACGGACAGATATTCTATTTAGGAAATCAATATGAGATTACATGGTCAGATTATAACAATCAAAAATATTTTCATATATTAGATACTGAAACAAGAGAGGTTGAGGCTGTTCCAAATCCGTATACAATATTTAAAAAGCTTCTGTACAACGACAAAGAAACAAATTATGATAAGTTTGACATAACAGATTACAATCAAAAATTTGTCAAATTAGTTGTTGTCAATAAAAAAGATAATCAGATGTTCGATAGATTGCTTGAAAGATTATACAATGATATTTCAGTCCACGAATTAAAGATACTAGAAGATTATTCTGATTTATCTGCGGCCAATGTTAGTGATGATGTTGCTGAAGGCTCAGAAGATACAATGAAACTGGTGAGTAATTATGTCGACCAATTA